ATCTAGATTATTTTGAAAATAAAGCTGTTCCACGTTATATTATTACTGTTAAAGGCGCAAAGCTTACTGCTGATTCAGAGCGTAAGTTGCTTGAATTTTTTCAAACAGGACTTAAAGGAAGAAATCATAGAACGCTTTACATTCCACTTCCATCAGACGGTGAACAGGGTCGTGTTGAATTTAATATGGAGCCAATTGAGGCGGGAATACAAGACTCATCATTTAGAAATTATGCAGTAGAAAATAGAGATCGTATTCTTCTTTCTCATCGTGTACCAGTTTCAAAACTTGGAATGCCTGCAAACGTTTCACTAGCTAATGCTAAAGATGCTGACAAAACATTTAAAGAGCAGGTCTGTCGTCCACGTCAAGAAGAGCTTGAGTTTAAAATTAATCTTATTATTAGAGAATTCACTGATGCATTTGTTTTAAGATTTAATGAACTTGCGCTTACAGATGAAGAAACACAATCAAGAATTGATGATCGTTATCTTAAAGATCAAGTTATTACTCCAAATGAAGTTCGTGCACGTCGTGGCATGGCCCCACTTGAAGGTGGAGATGATGTTCTTATTATTAATCCTAAAGTTGCACAAGATGCTGCATCTGATGCAAGTGGAAATAAATCAAGAAGTCAAGATCGTGTATTAAATGCCCCAGATAAAATGGGAACAGGACGTAACCCTAAAGGGGACGGAAGAACTCAGGCATAGTAAATGGCAACAGCACTTGATGTTTTAAATGTTGCCAGAAGCCAACTAGGTTTTGTTGAAGGACCTATGAATGAAAACCCATATGGAATTTGGTATGGCATTCCAAATGCGTCTTATTGTGCAATGGGAATCAGTTGGTGTTTTGCACAAGTTGGGTTATCACATTTAGTTGCGGCACAAACTCCAAAAGGTTTTGCATATTGCCCAGCGGGATTAACTTGGTTTCAACGTCAAGGATTAGTTGTTAATAAATATCAAGCACAACCTGGAGATATAGTTTTCTTTTCGTGGGGAACTGGCGTTGCAGAGCATGTAGAGATTGTAGAAGCAGCATCTGCTGATGGACTAACAACAATTGGATTTAATACTGGCGATCAAAATACAAGAGCAGCAGCAAATGGTGGAGGATGTTATAGGGAACATCGCCCATATCTTTATGTTATGGCAATTGTAAGACCAAGATATCCATTGCCAGTAAAACCAACAACTGGTATTGCAACAAGTAAAAAAGCAACAGCTGGAGTTGCAGCAACAGGTGCAGCAGTGACGGGGATTACTGGAATGATGCATACAGCACCTAATACTCAGAATACATCTACAAATAAAACACAAACAACATTTATTGCTCCTCCATTTCCATCATCACAAAATTCATTTAAACTTGGTCAAGCAAATGATGCAGTATTAACAATACAATCAGCATTAGTTAAAAAGAAACTGCTTTTAGCAAAATATGCAACAGGAACCATGAATATTCAAACACAAAAAGCTCTAGTTCAATTTGATAAAAAACTTGGAATAATTGTAAAAGGTGGAGCGGTTCCACAAATTGTTTATGATAATTTGAAAGGATCACTATGAGTTTAAAGCATCATTTTAAGTTTAATGTTGGAGAAGCAAAACAGCTTGGAATAGCCCTTATTAGCTCATATGGAATGTGGGCAGCAACAGGCTTTCAAAAGACAGTTGCAGGCCTTCTATACCCCCTTATGGGCTTTATAACGGGTGGATTAGCTTCTCATAACTCAACAGCATCTCCAAATGTTATGCCACAATCCCATATTGAAACACCCTATGTCAACAACATAGATGATAAAAGCAATCAGGTTCCACCCCCAATCCCACCACTTTCAATACCAACGGCGGGAGAAGTAAAGGCCCCAGAACCACAACAACAATTTCAAAACGTCAAAATAATACCTAGAAATGATCAAAATAATATCAGTTAAATTATGCGTTATTTATAAAACTTGATATTATTTATTTACATATGGACATTCAAAAAACGTACTGGTCAAACAGCGAATCATCAATGGCCCTCGCTTTTCCTATTTCTAAAGTTAATAAAGAAAAGAGAACAGTGTCAGGTTTCGCTTCCCTAGATAATGTTGATCGCCATGGCGATATAGTAACTGCAGAAGCAAATAAAAAAGCCTTTGAAAGATTCAGGGGAAATATCCGCGAGATGCACGGACCATCAGCAGTTGGAAAAATGATTAAGTTTAAAGAAGATAATTTTTTTGATCCAGAAACAAATAAAAAGTATAGCGGTATTTATGTAACTGCTTATATTTCAAAAGGTGCACAAGATGCATGGGAAAAAGTTCTTGACGGAACTTATTCTGGATTTTCAATTGGTGGAAACATCAATGATGCAAAGATGGAAAAAGCTGACGACAACTCTGGTAAAGATCGTCGGGTAATTCATGACTATGACCTTCATGAACTTTCATTAGTAGATTCACCAGCAAACCAACTTGCAAACTTTTTTTCTATTGAAAAGAATTTAGATGGAAGTACATTTGTAAAAGGAATGGTTGCAGACGTTACATTAGAAAATGTATTTTGGTGCAAAAATGATGAAGTTGCATCAACATCAACAGCAACAACAAAAGATTGTGTTGTATGCGATTCACAAATGGAAAATATTGGTTGGGTTGAACAAACAGATTCTGAAAAATTTGAAGCAATTGAAAAAGTAATTGATTCTTATTTTAAAAAAGATGATGCACCAACATCAGAACACGAAGCAACGGAGACAGCAGCTCCAGGTTTGGCGGGAAATGTAATTGATAGCAATGCTTCAATTAATCTTTATCCTGATCAAAATAAGGTAAAACAAAAAGTCACGTTTGAGAACGGACTTAAGAAGAGTGATGATATTTCGCTCAACCAAGGAGGTAACAAAATGGCAGAAGATACAATTACAGCAGTTGATGAGGTTGTTGCAGAAACAACAATTGAAAAATCAATTGACGTAGAGACTCCAGCCGAAGAAGTTTCAGCTGTTGAAGCAACTACAGAAGATACCAGCATTGAAAAAGCTGTATCACTTTCTGAGGTTGAAGATGCACTTGATTTGACGAAGATGGTCTCTGACCTCAAGACCTTCTTTGGTGAGTCTATTGAGAAGAACTATGCTACACATGCAGCAACAGTTCAAGATATGTACAACATTGTTAACGAAACAAGAGCTGAAATGGCTCGCTTGTCAAAAGGATATGAGGATATCACAAAGGCAAATGAAGAAATCGTTGCAAAGTATGAGGCACTAAATAAGTCGGTAACTGACATGTTTGAGAAAATTGAATATGTTGATCATCAGCTGAAAGGCTTTGAATCAGCTACCGCAGTTCAGAAGTCCTTTGGGGTGGAAGCTCCAATGGGTCAAACAAAACCAAAACAAAGTATATGGCAAGGTGCTTTCCTCAGTGCTTCTAGCATATAATAATAAAAGAAAATAAGGTGGTGAAATATAAATGAGTAATGAACTTCTACAAAAAGTAATTGATACAACAAATCTTGGAACAACAGGGTCTGATCTTTCAGGCGATGGCGTTACCCGTTCTGGTACAGGTCTCCTATATCCAGATCAGGCTAATCGTTTCCTAGATTATATGTGGGATGCTACGATCCTAGCTAAGGCTGCTCGTACAATCCGCATGCGTTCAAACACAACCGAGATTGATCGTGTTGCAGTTGGACAACGTATCATGACAGTTGCACAAGAAGACAATCCACGTGACTACGTTGGAGCTTCTGGAACATACACAAATGCTAATTCTACAACGTTTACAGCACAAGGTGCACAATTCCACAAGGTCTCTCTTACAACTCGCAAACTCCGTCTTGACTGGGAGCTTTCAGCAGAATCTCTTGAAGATAATATTGAAGGTCCAGATCTAGAGGATCATATTGCACGTTTGATGGCTACCCAGGCTGGTAACGACATTGAGGATGTACTAATCAATGGTGTCGGTGCGGATGGCACTGGTTTGCTTTCAGCATTTAAAGGTTTCCGTCAACTAGCATACGACAACGCACACGTTGTTGATGCAGGTGGATTTGGACTTGACAAAGCAGTATTTAACGAAGCAATCAAGCGTTTGCCTCGTAAGTACAAGCAACGTCGTAATCAACTAAGATTCTTCTCAGGATCTAACTTGGTACAAGATTATCTATACAACCAAACACAATCAGCTGGCTCAGCTAACCCATTTGATATCGCTTCAGGTATCATTCGTGGTGATGTTGTTGCTAACGATGGTGGTCCAGGTTCTGTAACACCATTTGCATTCGGTATTCCAGTAATCAACGTTCCTCTTATGGATGAAACTCTTGATTCAACTGGAAAGGCTGCATGGCATACAGGTTATGACGCAACTGGTGGTCTTTTCGGAGATCTACATTTGACATTTCCTCAGAACTTTATCATTGGTATTAAGCGTGACGTAACAGTATATCGTCTATTCCAACCAAAGAAAGATACAATTGAATATACACTATTCATTCGTGTCGGTGCGGTTATGGAAAACTACGATGCACACGTTCTCGTTACAAATATCAAGGTAGCAGGATCTGCAAATACAGCAGTTACATTTGGTGCAGGCTCTAACGGAGCTGGCATTACAGGTGGATCAAACTCTGGTTCGTACACAACTACATACTAATATTAATTAGTTGCAAGATTAAGGGCGGGAATCAAATCCCGTCCTTGGTCATTTTCTGGTATAATTAACAATGACGAGAGGAAGTCAAATGTCGTTTACAGATTTAAAAATTACAGAACTAAGAAAAATTGCAGATTCATTTGCAGTAGATGCTTCAACAGCTAAAACAAAGAAAGAACTTATTGCTGTTCTTGAAGAAGAAGGTATTAGCTATCAAATGTATGATAAGTTTAATAACGTTAAAAAAGAAGAAATTGAAATACCTGAGATTGAAAAGAAAAA